CATCATAGCTCGCATCTGAGCGTCAACAACGCCACGAGCCTTAAACGCAATGTGCTCGCATAAATGCGCTTGCAGTAAGGCAAAGACGGGAGGTGAAGACGCTGCAATAGGCGTTTTCATAAATATAATGTGCGCCGTCATATGAGCGTCATGGTCTTGCGTTGGGAAAGCCTGCAAAGCCTCTTGAATAATAGACTTTGCATTCTCAATTGCGGGGTCAGTCGGCTGCGGCGGCTGGGGAGTAGGAAGCAGGGCTTCAATGTTCGTGACACCTATTGCCTGATAAATACGCCTGAAAGCCTCGTGAAGGTTATGCATCTGAGGATTGGACTGCGCCAACTCCAGCTGCGTTTGCGCGAGCGCCAGCCTTTGTGACATTGAGAAGATGTTTGGATCAGATACAGGTATAACATCGACACGCTCATCGAAATCCGCCTGCTTAATCGTGGCTTCCGCACCATAGACACTGTACGGGTACATTGGCGGAAGTGATTCCGAGAAAACTCTCGCTAACATTCGGAACTCTTGTTTTTGCGCGTAATGAAGCCGCTTATGTATTGCCGACATCACCTTAGAGCCACGTTCCAAGAGAGCCACGGTAGTTCCAACAGCTGCTTGCTGGTTGCCGTCCCCCACTTGTAAGTCCGTAATAGCCGCAAAACGTCTGCCGGCGTCCACAACAAACCCTAGAAGAGACATCAGTGTCTGACTAGGCTCCTTGTACGGGAGAGGCATGATGCTCTCACGCAAAGCGCCGCCGGGAACATCAATATCGCGAAACTCGCCAGGAGACAGAGGCTCATCAGCATCACGAATGCGGATACCGCGAGCCTTAAACCCAGCGGGAAGATTAGCCAGTGTGCCAGCATCAATAAGCTGCCTTAAAATAGATGTTGCGGATCGACCTAAACCGCCAATCATATGCAAAAGGCCATAACCGTAGAAGCCTAGACCAGGAAGAAACTTGTAGTGAGAGAAGTATTGAACTTTTCTGTAGTACTCGTCACCCTCATTCCAGTTTCTGCGAACAGCCAAAACCTTCTGACTTCCCTCATCTATGGTAACGATATAAGGAAGTTTAATTCCCGTCTCTTCTCCATCGATAGGGCTAACATGCTCAAAGCCCGGCAAATCCAAGTCTGTGTGTACCTCAAGGATAGTGCAGTCCTGATCATCACCGCCGGAACGCTCAATTCCTTGAAGTTCTCTTTCCTTCTGCCTAACCTCGTCTTCGTCTCCGTAAGCAAGAATATCAACTTCTCGGTAGAAACCAGCTGCTTGGTTCTTTCGCACATCATTCGTATTCATTCTAATGACGTGCGTAACCCTGGAGGCGGAAGAAAGATCCGTAGCATTGTACGGGACAAGAAGATCATCGGCAGGAACGAATTTAGATACAGCCCTGTCTAGAATGTCATCAAAGTATATCTTCTTAAACGCGCTCCCAGCCAACGGAAGATAGAACAACAAGCGATCCATCTCAGGATCATACTCATCCATAACGTTCATAATCTGGAAGTTCATGAACTCTTGAACGCGTTGGGATTGCGCCTCTACTTCAGGGGAGGACGCACCAACAATCTGAGTCCTTACCGGGCCGGAACTGGGTAAGAGTTCTTTGTAGGCTTGTGCTTGAAACTGTGTGACGGCTTCCGCGATAACCGGATGGGTTACACCACTAGAGCCGCGAAAAGGCTCATCTCTGCTTTCATACTTAATGCCAAGAAGGTCTAACCCCTCGGTATAAGAATCTTCCCAATCCTGACGACTTCCTTTGTCGTCTTCATAATACCCCACCAATTCCGAAGATAAATCCATCAGAACCCGTTCGTCTAAAATCTCCGCAAGATTAGCGTCGGGCTCCGCTTGAAGTTGCTCGGAAAGCATATCTTCAAAGTTTATAACAACAGAACCGTCTTCTTCCTCAACGATCTCTGTAGGATCCTGAATCTCTTCAACGTCAATCTCTTGGTCGGTCAAGCCCCCAAGAGGCATACCCTGAGAAGGTATAGGGCCGTCAATCAAAGAAGTCGGTTCGTCAGCCATGTTCTACTTACCCTTCTTTCCGTTCACCAAAGCTGGCGCGACGGCTTTTTCGTAATAAACTATAACCTGCTTTTGCTGCTCAATGAACCGTTTTATCTCGGCCATGTTCAAAGCGAGCGTCTCGTAATCTCGGACACTCATTGCATAAAAAAGCAAATCTCCATTTTCTTTCTCAAATCTTCGCTTAAACGCTGCGAAAGTATCTTCCGTAACAACGTAAAAGTGTATCTTATTCAAAGATACAGGGCGGGGCCTGTTCTGAACTGGTATCTTGCGCTCGACCTCGACCGTCTTGATCTCAACTGGCAATATTTCCTTAAAACCTGTGCAGCTACTTAGCAGAGGAAGGAGCAACAGCGCCGGAAATAGCCTCGAGCGAACGGAACAATTTATTCGTGCCATTGTTAATTTTCTTTTCTACCAAACCGGGCTTCCTAAGACTTAGCTTCGCCAAGTCATGCTTTCTAAGTTTACCTATCAAAACATCTTTGTAGACATTTGCCGCGTTTAATTTCAAACCAAGTTCTTTGTTTAGCTCCGCAAACTTCTCCCGGTCTTCAATCATAGCGTTGATCGTGGCGTCCTGCATCTGCTTGGCCGTCTCCAGCTTGGCCGTGTTCTCGGTCAAAATTTGGATGCGCCGCTGGCTGTCTTTGTAATAATAGTACGCGCCGTAAGCTGATCCACCAACAAAACCGAGGACAATTATCAGAAGGTAAATTTTTAGCATTATTTACCTTTAGCCATGTAGGCCGTCATACCCATATAGCTACCTATCACACCCGCCTGGCCGATGTAAAATAGCCCAAACAGGTCAGATAAGGCTTTGATCCGACCATCTGGGAATATGGGCAAAAATACTGCGAAAGTAAAAACAATCATAGACCCCATTGCAACCCATGCCATGCGTCTTTGCGCGTCGGCCTTTTCGTGCTGGGTCAGAACTACGCTCGCTGCAAGTTCTGCGTCACTGACGATGCCGTCTCCGTCCAGGTCAAGCTCACTATGCTTGCTGTCGGCCTGTAACTTCTTTTGTTTTGCCATAACCTAACTCTCCAAAAATCCTTTAAATACCAGAATATCGTCTATCTCCCCTATGCGGGATTCTAGGATATTCACTGCCGTGTGCAACGGCCCAGTGCCATTAGGCGACTCGTAGCGATCTCTCAGTATACCCACCTCCAGCTTGAGTGCCTTTTTGTGCATGTGTATCTCGTCATAAGTCATCAATCACCTTTTGAGCAATGGATTATTGAGAGCGTCTCTCAGCGTCTTGTCTTGCCTTTTTTCGAACACATTCAGTTTGGAGTCTATGCCGTTGATCTTTCCGTCGAAGCGGCTCGATGCCGACTCTGTAATGTCTCGAATGTTCTTCTCGGACTGCCGCGCAGTCGTGGTGACCCTGTTAATCTTTGAGTCAAACCGTTCATTCGCGCTCGCTACAATGCCACGCATCGTTTTTTCAGCCTGACGCATCGCAGCGCGGGTCTCCGCATCAATGGTGCGGGAACGTTTATCCACAGCAGATATGGAGTTTTCAAGGGAGGCCGCATCGGCCCTAGTATCCTGCCGCGTGTCACGTACAATTCCCTGCACTTCGAGAACCCGGTTGCGAACAGACGCCATCTCCTTGGTCACAGTGCCCATTGTTTTGCTCATAACGGCTAGTTTCTTATCAAAGCCGCTCATATCAGGGGCCGTATAATTTTTCACTGTAGCCACTAGATTCTGGTAGTCTTTCCAGAACTCAAATCCGCCCCAGAGACCGCCACCCAAAGTGCCTAGCAATGGCAAGATTATCAGGAGTTTAGACCCTCCTACCTTTATGCCCTTGTATTCAACTTCCGCCATCTACTTGCTCCATTGGCTCTCAACCAGTGCATTATGTACCGCTGATGCCTGCCCGCTAAAGCGATAATTCGTCATTCTGTCCACCATCGAGGGACCATCTGGAATACCCCTTGTGCTAAAAAACTTTGGTGAATCTGGAATCCCCGCTCCTTTGAGCAGCCCTTTGTTTTGCCCGATAATGCCCATCGCAACCAAGGTCACCGTTTGAGCCTGTGCTCCGTACTTTTGACTGGGAGCTATTGCAGCGACAACTCTCTGCGCCGCTGCCGCAATTGGAGAGACCGGCGCTGCTACTACCGTTGTTGGGGCAGCTCTGCGGTTCTTAGCTTTAGCTTTAGCCGCAGGTTTTTTCTCCGCTGTCTTTGTTTTTTCCACGACTGGTTCGGCTGCTGCTGGTTCGGCGGCTGCTGGCTCGGCTGTCGTTGGCTCGGCTGCTGGCTCGGCTGCTGCTGGCTCGGCTGCTGCTGGCTCCGATATCGCGGCTTCAATCGTAGCCTCCGCCTGTTGTGTCTCAGCCTGTTGTGTCTCCGTGGCGGGGGCAGCGGCTTGAATTGTAGGAGCGGCAGGAGGCGCGGCGGTTGTTGACATGGACGGCGTCACTGCAGCATCCGCAGGGGGAGGAGACGAAGCGGTTACTGTAGGTGCGGCGGCTTGAATTGTAGGCGCAGCGGGTGTCGTGTATGTCGCTGCGCTGGCTACAGTGTATGTCGGCAAGACGGGGGTCGTTCCAGCAATATCCGTCGTTTCTATTTCAGTCTCGATTACCGTTTCGGTCAAATCGGTAATCACCGTTGGTATTTCAGTTATCACTAGGGCCGTCTGATAATCCAAAGTCATGCTTGGATTGCTGAATTGTGGTCCGTAGTACCCAACAGGGTAACCTGCATCTATGCCGAAAAGTTCAAATGAAGCCGTTAAAATTCCGTAGGAATTTGCTCCGACTGTGTCTGTGAAACTGAAATCTTGAAGGCCAGACCAGTCAAGCTCTTCCTCGTGCTTGAAAGTCTCGACGATTGTCGCGCCGTCCTTAAAATTTACCGTCAGGCTAAACATGTCTTTGCAGTCGCCTTGTTGCAGGACGCCGCCGGTGCAGCTTTGCAGACTTGCGTTGCTGGAATGTGAGTTAATAGTCACTCCCGTGTTGAGCGTGAAGCCAAGATTAATTTCTGCCTGCGTCAACGGAATGTCGAAATTGCTGCTGTAGGTTCCACCACCCTCGACCGTGCCTGACGTGCAATATTTCCCAGTTTGACAACCTGTCCCTGTTCCAACTGATGTCCCTTCCGACGCGGTCATGTCCGACATGGCAGGAGAAAGATTGTCGGTTGTTAGATTTTCAGCATTTGCTATCCCAACAAGAATCAAAACAGCCACGCAGAGGATAAATAAATAACCCGCTGCGAGCAGCGTTGTGAGGATGGTTCTGACTATCATGATGGATATTCAGAATCTGGGTCAGGAGGATTTAACGCATCTTGCCGAGCCTCTTCAGCAGCTTCCGCAGCTTCTTTAATCTTGATTGCGTCAGCCCGTAGCTTCGAGCCTTCCGGTGATTCTTCTGGGGCCGCCATCCAAGCCAGCTTTGCGGCATCTCCTATCTTACCTTCATACGGACAGGGTGTCCCTGCCGCAATCATGGCATCGAACACCCTGACATCCTGACAGAGCAGGGAAACGCCTGCCACCTTGAGGCCCATACCGTACAGGCTTCTTGCCAGCTTCAACCGCTCGCAGTTTTTGTCTCTGACAGTAGTACCAACCGCCGCTCCAAAAACGGAAGTTTGAACCGCAGAACTAAGGCCAGTCACGCAGACGTCAGAATTATTGACAACGATACTCGGTGCGGAGGCAGTGCTTGGGGCCTTGTCGATGACCGTATTTCCCGTCGTGTTGCTACTAACCGTGTTGCTTGCCGTCGTGTTGCTGACAGTATTGGACGACGAGCTAACTGTATTTGAAGAGGAGCTAACCGTGTTGGAAGCCGTCGTATTGGTTACAGTGTCCACGGACCAAGCGGGAAGCGCCCAGAAAAAAGAACCCAAAACAAAAGCTAAGAATAATTTTCTGTTTTCCATAGCAACTACATCTTCCAAATCATCCCAGCCATGAGAATAAGCGCTGCGCCGCAAGCACCGATAAGGATCATCTCCAGCCGCTTAATGCGCTCGATGGTTTCCTTCCAACGCTCCGCGCAGACCGCTTCATGCGTTTCAATCTTAGCGCGCACATCTTTGACGGTTAGATTTGCCATTAACCTGCAACGTAGGCTTTGCCAGCCGTCACCGCATTTGTGTAAGGCGTTTTACTCTTGGAGGAATCGCTGTACCAAGAATGTGTTGCCTGAATTTCAAGATGATCCGTATTACGGGTGACCATCAGTTTAACTTCAGCAGCACTGCCGTTCACAGCAAGAGCTTCTGTATCATCTGCAACGGTTGCGTTAATCAGCGTTACACTGTCATCCATTGCAGAAAAGTGTGCAGCAATCTCGTCAGCAGTTAGTACTTCAGCCATTTAATTTTTCCTTCGAGTTTTTGGTTTCATCCGACAGGCTCTGGATTAACAAGTTCATAAAAGAGTCTGCCGCTACGGTAATCTGGTCAAGTTGGAACTGGGCGGTTTGGCGCTTACCCTGAAGGTCTTGCACCTGTGCAATCCAGTACCTTTGTTGGTCCGTCAGGTCAGACGGGTCGTAGTCAGTTCCAGCAATACTGACTACATTAGCCTCGTTCTCAGCCATTTAATTTTTCCTCTAGTTCAGTCACTTTTGCAGATAGTTCTTGTACTGCTTTAATTAGAGGCATCACAAACATTTCACGGCTCATTACTTGACTGCCGTCAGAACGCTCTTTCCACCCTGCAAAGGTATC